CCTTAATAATAGAAAACGGCGCTGGTGGCGTCGTCAAAGGAGGAAATATCGGCAGTGTTGCCACGTTGGTCGTAACCGATGCCAGAAGAGGCAGGGCTACTGTAAAGAAATTTTGCATTAAATTTGATTGAACTCTACATCCGTATAGGGAAAGCGCACTTCCTCCTTCTCAGGAGGCAGACCCCACGGCTCTAATTGTCACATCACTTTCTCATAATGTGAAACCTGCCACTTTTGGTAGCAGGTTGAAACATTATAAGTGATTATTTAGGATTTGTCAAGATTTTGGATATCTAACATCAATTTCTTGTTCTCCCCATTCATCTGTTTCTAAAGAAAAAATTTCAAGTTCATCATCCTCTGGTTCAATCCATTCATAAAACTCAGCAAGAATAGCACGGGCATCCTCTTTAGGAATACTCATATCTGCAGCACGATCAAGAGACCATTCTCTCACATGCGCTACGATATCTTCAGTCGTCGCGGTCATAATAGTCTTTTCGGAAGTACCGATTGAGGATGTTGCTATTGTAGTATCTTGGCACTCCTTTGTCAATAGATTCTGTGAGGACATTATGCGCGAAGAGTTGTCTTGTTTCCTCAAAGTTTGTTTTGCCCTTTGTTTTATGTAATGATAAAATAGTGCGCGTAAAATTCTCCTTACCATATTTTTCTACATCCTCTTTAAGTTCTGGACATGATCCGTAGTATTTTTTCCAGTCAGACTCCATCTTAGTTCGTCTACTGTTTGTTCCCTTTTTTCGGAAATATTTTCTACCAATATAGTCCCTACCAGTTTTATTGCAATGAATATGGTATACAAAACCAAAATAATCCTGAATATCACCCGAACCAAATACTTTTCCATTGTAGGTCCAAGGATTTTCATAGTCAATATCTGTACTCATCTAGTATATGCAATACTTCATCCAGATATTTATGAGCAAGTCCTTTCATGTCCATATCGTGCCTAACGTGCTCTATGTAAAGTTGATGTTTTAATTTCAATACACGAACTTTGAGTTCTTCTCTTGTTACTTGATTTTTAGACATAAAAAAAGAGGAGGTTATTCCTCCTCTATGTAGTCGCTATTACCTATCCATTCTTTACAATAGTCATAATCTCCAAACAAAAACTCATCACACTCTGCAGCGTTTCTATATGCGTTCAGGATTTCCTGTTCGCACCATTCATCATAATTTGAATCCTGAGAAAGTATTTTTGGTAACATCTTGTTTAATACCACCGACTACATAAGATTCGACTTCCGTTTCCTGGGGAGCGACCTGGAGACCTTTAGAGGAAATCCAGTGCTGAGTCCAAGGTAGTGGATTGTTGTTTGCTGAAATATCATATTGAGGTTTTAATCCGATTGCTTTTAGTCTACGGTTCGCAATCCATTCGACATACTGTTGTAACAATTTGTCATTGAGTCCGATCATGCTGCCATCTTTGAACAGGTAGTCTGCCCATTTCTTTTCTTCGTTTACAGCGCGATCAAACATCTTGTATACCCACTCTTCTTCTTCTTTTGCAATCTGTTGCATTTCAGGATCATCACCTTCTCTCCACTTGTTCAAAATATTCTGAGTCAATGCTAAATGTTGGTTTTCGTCTCTTGCGATGAGAGAGATGATTTTAGCGGATCCTTCCATAAGCTTAAGTTCACCAAAGGCGAAAGAACAAGCAAAACTAACGTAGAACCGAATACCTTCAAGAATGTTAACGTTTGCGACTGCTCTGTACAGTTTTCGTTTGACATCATTGAGTGTTTCTTTTGCGTTGTTTACTCCTTCAAGTCTGAACATCCAGTCATTGGATGAACCATAACTTTGTGCTGATTGAATAAAGTCATCATATGACTCTGTAACGCTCCTAGAACGCTCTAGAATGCGCTCATCTGCAATAATAGTGTCAAACACTTCAGAAGGGTCTGAATAAACATTTTTGATGATATAGGTATAAGAACGTGAGTGAATCATTTCCATGAATCCCCACACTTCCATACACGCTTCCAATTCAGGTAATGAACAATATGGAATAAAAGCCATACCAGGTCCACGACCTTGGACACTATCAAGCATAATTTGGTACTTCAAGTTAGAAGTATAAATGTGTTTTTGTTCTGGACGGAGTGTATGATAATCTCCACGATCTTTTTGAAGTGATACCTCTTCAGGTCTCCAAAAGTATCCAAGTTGTTGAGTAGTCAGTTTATCAAAAATAGGATATTTGTATGAATCATATCTTTGAATTCCAAGAGGTTGACCAAAAAACATTGGTTGTTTTTTGGTATTCACCTTTTCAGTATTAAATACTGTCATTCCTTTAATTTTATTTGCTTCTTCTGTAGAAGAAATTTTAAACTGCACAGGATTCACACTCTCCCTCCTCTACTGAACTTAACTCACTTAGTAAATCTTGAAGATTGGATTTCTTTTCCTCTACTACCTCATCAGTTTTAATATCGTAAGTGTTTTGATAGTAAGAAGTTTTCCATCCATATTTGTATGTAGTCAAAAAGTCATTTGCCATTACTGAAGTAGGAACTTCATTGTCTGGATAATTCTCTGGATTATAGGACCAGTTTCCAGAAATCGCTTGATCGAAGAATTTCTGCATAACAGCGACAACGTGAATATAACCACGATTGCTAGGCATGTCCCACAGAAGCGTATAATTGTTCTTAAGTGTATGATACTGAGGAACGATTTGCTTAAGTGGTCCTTTCTTTGACTTCTTAACGGACAAGTAATCTCTAGGTGGTTCGATTCCATTGGTTGCGTTTGACACAACGGAACTGCTCTCCGATGGCATCTGTGCGGACAGTGTTGAGTGCCTGAGACCGTATTCCAAAATTGATGCTCTAAGAGATTCCCAATCATGTTCTAAAGCAACCGAAGTAATTTCATCTACATCTTTTTTGTATGTATCAATAGGAAGAATTCCATCAGAATATTTTGTACGACCAAAATATTCACAATGTCCTTTTTCCTTAGCAAGTTGGTTAGACGCTTTCAAAAGATAATATTGAAAACTTTCAGAGAGTCCATGAACTGCATCCCATGCTTGCTGAGAATCGTAGTTATAACCAAGTTTCGCCAAATAGTGTGCAAGACCAATAAATCCTATGCCAAGTGAACGACGTGCCTTTGTAGCGATTTCTGCTGCGCTTACAGGATATTTTTGATAATCAATAAGTTCTTCAAGACCACGAACAGAAAGATCACAAAGTTCTTCCAACTCATCATCAGATTTTACTTTTCCAACATTAATAGCAGAAAGAATGCACAATGCAATTTCTCCGTGCGTATCATCGATGTGTTGAATAGGATATGTTGGTAGTGTAATTTCTTGACACAGATTGCTCATCTCAACTTTATCTTTAAAAGATGAGTGAGAATTGCAATGATCTAGATTCATGATGTAGACACGACCTGTTTCTGCGCGTTCTTTAAGGAGATTGAGAATGAGTTCTTGCGCTTTGACAGTTTTTTTCTTAATGGACGAATCCTTTTCATATGAAACATAGAGATCATCAAATTTGTCTGTTCCGAAAGCATCATAAAGTCCAGGAACATCATGTGGAGAGAAAAGCGTGATCTCAGAATCTTGAATAAATCTTTCATAGAAAATTTTGCTGATCTGAATTGAATAATCTAGTTTACGAACACGATTATCTTCCGTGCCTTTGTTGTTCTTAAGAACAAGAATATCTTCTATTTCTTGGTGCCAGATTGGAAAGTGGACAGTTGCTGATCCACCTCTGATGCCATTTTGAGTGCAGCATCGGACAGTTGCTTCAAACTTTTTGAGGAAAGGGACAACGCCTGTATGCTGAACTTCTCCGCCTCTGATTTTACTGTTGATGCCACGGATGCGACCTGCGTTGATGCCGATGCCCGCCCTTTGTGCAACGTATCTGCCAATAGCCATATCAGAGCTAAAGATACTATCGAGGGTGTCATCAACATCAACAAGAACACAGCTAGCGAATTGTCTAAGTGGCGTCCTAACGCCTGCCATAATGGGGGTAGGGATGTTGATTTTGTGCTTTGAGATTGCGTCATAGTACCTCCGAACGTATGACATTCTTGTTTCTTTGGGATATTCTGCAAAGATAGTCAGAGCAATCATCATGTACATAAACTGTGGTGTTTCATATACACCACCACTGCTTCTGTCTTGCACAAGGTATTTGTCAACGACTTGACGTAGACCTGCGTAAGTGAACAAATAGTCACGGTCATGATCAAGAAATGAATCAGCGCGATCAATTTCTTCTTTAGAGTATTTGTTAAAAATATCATTATCATAAACCTCTGCATTTACGCAAGCATAAATGTGTTG